TTGGAGCGGGTGAAGGGAATTGAACCCACGACCTAATCGTTGGCAACGATTCGCTCTACCACTGAGCTACACCCGCAGTTCGATTTAATTATAATGTGTTGTGCTGTGATTGTCAAACGGTTTTTGGATTACAGTTTGAATTTTTTGAAGTCGTCCTTTTTGACATCCTGTTTGATACCACCTACTATGTAGGATTCTACTTCCGTTTCCTGTGGAGCCACCTGCATGCCTTTTGAACTCAACCAATGTTGAGTCCAAGGTAGAGGATTGTTTGTGGCTGAAGTCTCAAATTCAGAATCAAAACCCAAAGCCCTCAATCTTTTATTGGCAATGTGTTCCACATATTGTCCCAATAGTCTATCATTGAGTCCAATGATACTACCGTCTTTGAATAAATGTTTGGCCCATGCTTTTTCTTCTTCCACGCATTTTTTAAACATTTCTATCACAGTTTTGTCTTCCTGTTTGATAATTTTTAAAATATCTTTGTCGTCACCTTTTTGCCATGCCTTGATCACATGGGTGGTCAAATTCAAATGAGTGGCTTCATCACGTGCTATCAGTGAAAGTATCTTAGCAGATCCTTCCATCAGTTTTAATTCTCCAAAAGCAAAAGTACACGCAAAGGACACATAGAATCTTAATCCTTCCAATAGATTCACATTCACCATGGCCAAATACAGTTGTCTTTTTAGTTCTTCCGCACTGCCTTTGTTGTTCACAGTGAATTGCAATGCTAGTTCACCAAACTTGTCATAGTTTTCAGTGACTGACACTGCTCGTTTCAATATCTCCTTGTCATTGAGTATGGTATCGAAAACTTCTGATGGATCAGCATACACATTCTTCATGATGTGTGTGTAGGCTCTGGAGTGTATGGTTTCGAAAAAATCCCAAGTCACTATGCAGCCTTCCAATTCTGGACTTGAACAGTAAGGTAAAAAATTCAGACTGGGTCCACGACCTTGCACAGAATCCAACAATGTTTGATATTTTAAATTTGAAGTAAAAATATGTTTTTGTTCTGGTCGAAAATTTGCATAGTCTGATCTATCTTTTTGTAAACTGACTTCTTCTGGTCTCCAAAAATAACCCAACATGGTTTGATTAAGTTTGTCAAATTGCGGATATTTAAACACATCATATCTCTGCACAGATTGATCTTCACCAAAGAACATGGGTTCTTTACTCCAATCTACTTCGTTCCTATTGAATACTGTTTTCATAATTAAATATTATATTGTGCAGGCTTCACACTCTGTGTCACTGCCGCTTTTTACTTTAACATCTAAGCCGTTCAATGTCAAGTCTTCCGATTCTTCATTGTTATCATTAATTGGTAAACCGGAAGGTTGTACATCTACTTCTTCACCTTTAAAATCATAAGTGTTTTGATAATAAGATGTTTTCCAACCATATTTATACGCATTCAACATATCAGTGGCCATCACACTCAGTGGCACTTCGTTGTTTTCATAGTTGAGAGGATTATAACTCCAGTTGCCGGATATGGCCTGATCAAAGTATTTCTGCATCACTGACACTATCTTGATATAACCATCATTGTTGGGCATGTCCCACAGCATGGTATATGAATTTTTCAGTTTGGGAAATCCAGCGACCACTTGTTTCAACGGTCCTTTTTTACTTTTCTTAATGCTCAGCAGTGCTCTGGGTGGTTCTATACCGTTGGTGGCATTGCTGACCACTGAAGAACTTTCACTTGGCATCTGTGCGCTCAGTGTGCTGTGTCTCAATCCATACTTGCCAATGTCGCGTCTCAACTGTTCCCAATTCATTCTCTGTTTGGCAGGCACAATTTCATCCACTTCACGTTTGTAATGATCTATGGGCAACAGTCCTTCTGCATATTTGGTGCGATGATATCCATCACAGGCTCCACGCTCTTGTGCCAAATTATTGCTGGCTTTGAGCAGATAGAATTGAAATGCTTCTGTGAGTTTGTCCACGGCCTCCCAGGCTGCTTTATGATGATATTTCACATCTAATTTGGCCAGATAGTGTGCCAAACCAATATATCCTATGCCCAAACTGCGTCTCATCTTGGTGCTGATCTCTGCTGCTTTGACAGGATACTGTTGATAATCTATGATTTCTTCCAAAGCTCTCACGCTGAGATCACACAAATTTTCCAATTCACTGATTTCATTCAGCACACCCACGTTGATGGCACTCAGTATGCACAGTGCAATTTCACCCTCTGTGTCGTCTATGTGTTGAATGGGTTTAGTGGGTAATGTGATTTCTTGGCACAAATTACTCATGTTCACTTTGTCTTTGAAGGATGAATGTGTATTCACGTGATCTATGTTCATGATGTATATGCGTCCTGTTTCTGCTCTTTCCTTCAGTAAATCAAAAAATAATTCCTGTGCACCAATGGTTTTCTTTAATATTTTTTTATCTGCTTCATACTTTAGATACATTGCATCAAACTGATCTGTGCCAAATGCGTCATACAGTCCAGGCACTTCATGTGGTGAAAACAGTGTGATATCTTCATCGTTGATAAATCTTTCATAGAACAATTTGCTGATCTGTATGCTGTAGTCCATTCTTCTCACACGATTGTCATCTGTGCCTTTGTTGTTCTTCAGCACCAATATGTCCTGTATCTCCGAATGCCAGATGGGGAAATGCACAGTGGCATTGCCGCCTCTCACTCCATTCTGTGTGCAGCATCTCACAGTGCTTTCGAATTTTTTAAGGAATGGAATCACTCCTGTGTGTTGTACCTCACCACCTCTTATTTTTGAGTTGATGCCCCTGATCCTGCCAGCATTGATGCCAATGCCCGCGCGCCTCGCCACATAGAGACCAATAGCCATGTCGCTGCTGAAAATGCTAGGGAGAGTGTCATCGCTGTCAACAAGCACACAACTAGCAAACTGACGGATAGGAGTTCTAACGCCCGCCATGACAGGCGTTGGAATGTTAATCTTATGTGTTGAGATAGCGTCATAATATTTTTTAACATATTTCATTCTTTCTTTTTCTGGATAGTTCATAAACAAAGTGGCTGCAATCATCATGTACATGTCTTGTGGTGTCTCATACAACTGGCCCGAGCTCCTGTCCTGCACCAAATACTTGTCCACAATCTGTCTTAATCCTGCGTAGGTAAAGTCCAAGTCTCTGTCTCTGCGTATCCACGTGTTGAGTTTTTTGATTTCAGTTTTGTTGTATTTGTCTAAAATTGCTTTGTCATACACACCATGTCTCACATTTCTGATGATCAGTTTTGCAAGATGCAGATACTCATAATCTCCATGTGCTTGTTTGCGTAGATCATACAACAAAAGTCTTGCAGCCGCGTATTGATAATTAGGATTTTCTAAAGTGATAAGATCATTTGCACTTCTAATCAAAACATTCTGTATGTCTCTAGTGCTGATGCCATCATAAAATTGTATGTTGGCATTCATTTCTATTTGAGATGCTGATACTCCCGTCAATCCTTCACAAGCCTCCTCCACAACAAAATGCATCTTGTTGATATCAAGTGGTTCCAATGCGCCTGTGCGTTTTTTAACTTTGATTGTGGATGAATTCATTATGATTAGTAAGTAATTAAAAGTATATTTATCTTTTTTAAAGTTTATTGTGATTATAAGTAGAAATATAATTTTTGTCAAACTCTTTTTTTGTGTAAATGGTGGAGTTTTCCACAACACAGAATTGGTTTTCTACGCACATAATATAAAATGTTTTTGAATTTTGTTCACATTGTATCAATTCAAAACTTTTTTCACTGAAATTTTCTGTTAATTTGAGTGTGTGCCACATGTGAATCAATCTGTCCACTTCATTGTACTCATTTTTTTGAATCTGCAACCACGGTTGTATCCAACTGTTGCGATCAAAAAAGTTTGTTTTGGTGTATGTGAGTGGACATTGTTTGTAAATGTGCATGAGATCCTGCAGAGGTTGCACACTCACCTGCAGTTGATCACGCAGATGTCGCCAATAGTGCAGTCGTTGATAATAATCTCCGTGAAACAGTAGTGGTTTATGATTTGACCTGGATCTGGAAGAGTATGGTGGCTGTGTCATTTAGTGTGATGTCTTTAACTTTTACTAATAAAGTCTCCAAGTTTGCATCACCATTGATGTCTGTCAGTTGGGCTTGAAAGTCCAAATTGGTAGCATACACCACATCGCCCACATAATCATATGTGTCAGTTAAACTGGTGGTGTTGTTGTTCTTGTTCACAGCAATGTCCAATGTGCCTTTTCTCACTGCATTCACAAATGTGCTCTTGAAGAGATAGTTTATGATGTAGGTCTTGGTCACATTGGCTGGCAATCTAAATGAAGTCACAAAACCTACTGTGTAACCCACATTCACTACAAAACTGTATGTGGTGGTGTTGTCCACAAATCCTTCTATTTCCGGCACATAAGGTGTGCTCGCTAGGAAACTAGATTCAGTGGCTAATTTTTTGGTGCGATCGAAATAATCGTTGAAAGATGAATTTTGTAAAGTTTCAAATTTAATGCAACTGTATGTGGCATTAGATTCTGTACCACCGTCATTGCCCACGCTGATAAAAGTGTTCAGTTCACTGTTGTTGCTTGTGCCTTTGCGTACCCAAATTCCATTGCGATTGATATCCGAAAATTCACATTGTAAAAAACTGTTGTTGATTGGTCCAGAAGCCTGACCTGGAGCACCTATGGTGGTATTTTCTCCAAACACTACTCCATAACGACAGTTGGCTATCACACAATTTGTGAAATGATTTTCTATAACATCAAAGTCTGAATGCACTGCTTGATCAAATCCATTTATTTTTATGCTGCGAAAACTGTTATTACCGCAGGTTACTAAGGTGCTGAGGGCATCCATCTTGATGGCAAAATTATCTACAAAACTGGCACTGTATGTCCAATCTCCTAAAATTTTAATATCTTCAAAACTACTGTCTGCACAGGAATAAAGATAGATGCCACAGTTGTCACCGTTGGTGGTCAGTGTCATGCCTTTCAAATGAATGTGTCTTGCTTGATTAAGAGTGGTTGTGGCAGCATCATTACCAGGAATGCCAGGAGTGCTGAGACCGTTCACAGTTTTAAAAATATCTGCATTGGCAGTCTGCACAAAGATTGTTTTGTCACTGCCATCACCTATCAGTGTGGTAAAGGGTGGCAGTTTGATTGAATTACTGATACGATATGTGCCGGCTGGTATGGTCAGATACACTCTGCTGCTGGCATTGCCCACTGTGCCTGGATTAATAAAAAGTTGATCTATGGCTCTCTGCAGTTCAACTGTGTCATCTGCTATGCCATCACCTGCCACGCCAAAAGCCTTCACACTCACATAGTCATCCAATCTTGCTTTCAAGGTACGCTGTATGGGTGTGCCTGAAGTGGCACCAGTTTGCACTAGATTTTCATTGCCATAGATGTATTCGCTGCTGAGTTCAAACAGATTATCATGTTCTGTGAGTATTTTTGTGTTGCCCACAGCAGGTGCGCCTTCTGACACAGAACCGTTGCCTATGAACAATGCTTGAGTGTCCACAGCCCATCCAAACTCACCGCCTGCCAATTGTGGCACGCCTGAGCCGGCACCGGCTTGACCTCTTCTTACCTGTATTCTTGAAATGGATACAATGGCCACTTTAAACTCCTTGTTATAACAAGTGTATTTATCGTGATGATATCAATTAATTTTGCTTGTTGTAGTAGTGTTCTACCCTGCGCCACCAACTGTCTGCATATTTTCTGTAGCTGACTGAATCTATTTCAAATTGTTTAAATTGCATGTCCCTGCTGCACATGAAAATGTAGCCATGTTGTATGTTGGTGTTGTAAACCTTGTTGTGTGCTTCTGCATAGGCTGCCAACTGCAAAAAATAGTCCTGTATCCATTCACGCAGTTTCATTTTGTTGGCCTGTTTGAAATCACAAATAGCAGGCGCACCATTGTAGCTGCAGATTATGTCTGTGGTGCCTGCATATATTTCCGGATAATAGAGACTGATTTCACTGCCCCAAATTTCATCCATGTGATCCACAGCATTGTTTTTTACTATGTGTGCCATGTCATAGGCCTGTTTGGCATAGGGATTGCTGCCAGCTTCGGGCCATACACCTGTGGTCACATATTTTTCTAAATATTTGTGCATTCGAGCTCCAATACCACTGGCTTCTTTGGTGATAAGATTGGCTTGTTCTTCTCCCACTCTAGCACGCCATTCTTTCAGATGTGTCTTGTCTTTGGTGCTGTCTAATATTGTGGTCACACTGGGCAAACTTTTACCATCTGGTGATACATAAAGTCTTTTGCCAGCCACTAGAGTGCGTTCAAGATTATGATATGCGTACCTATTGATTAGCAGAGACATTATTTGTTGTTGTCTTTTTCTTTTACAAAATTCGATAATTGAGTCAGTTCATCCAACATTTCATTTGCGCTGGGATAGTCTATAGGATGTGCAAAGTATGGATCCACAGTGCTGTTGGGATCATCCTCTGCCTCTATGTGTTGCACTTCTTTCACATAATATTTTATCATTTTTTCCACAGCGTTGCTCAAAGTTTGTTTGCTGCCGGCACAACCTGAACACGCTCCTGACATCTGCAGTTTCACTGTGTGACTGTTGATATCATAATCCAACAACACAATTTCACCACCATGTTGACCCACGCCTGGAGCTAGATATTGATCTATCACTGTCCTAATGTCGGACATTATTTCTTCTTTAGTTCTCACAGTCATAGCACAAGTATATGATTTATTTGAGTTTTTGTCAATCTATCTTTTGAGATGTGTTTTGGCAGCTTTGAGTGCCATCTGATCCACAGATGTTTTTTTGGCTTTGACCACTTTGTCTTTGACATCTTGTTTGTCAGTTTTCAGTGCTATGCCATTCTTATCAAAATTGCGAATCAATGATTTCACTGCGGCGTCACTGTCATATGCTGATTTCACAGCATCAAAATCATACTGTGTGCCACCCACATTGCTCATCAATTTGTTCAATGCGAGATAATTCACGTAGGCCATTTGATCACGACTGTTGGCAGTGTCAATAAAATTTTTCAGTACTTGAATTAGTTTGCTGTTGTCAGCCTCGATGATTAAACCTTTTTTTTTCCAAAAAACGGTTTGGACAACATTTCTGCTAGTCTGGGTGAGCGTCTCAAAATGGATTCTCTTTTTTTTCTGTCTGCAGGTTCTTCACCGCCTGTAGCTGGTTCACTGGCAGTGAAGTCATCTGCTGTATCTGGTTCTACTTCTGGTGCCACATCTTTTTCTAAATCTGCGATATCATCTGTGTTATCAGCACCCATAGTTTCTGGTGCTTGTTGTTCGCCTGTCAGCACGGCTACACCGTCTGTGAAAGTTTTTCTCGAGCTTTCAAGTTGAGCGTACAAGGCTTCTAGAGCCGGTTTCATGGTGTTGATGTATTGTTCTGATTTTTCTGAACCCATTGCGTTGCGTATTTGATCGCCTAATTCTAATATGACTTCTGTCTGCATGGATGCTGTGCTTTCCATCCAACCTGTTACTTTGTTAACAATTTCTTTTGCTGCCATTATGATGCTGGCTTCGTCTTCAGCACTTTCTTTCACTTCTTTTTTCTCTTTGTCAGCGACGGCTTTCTTCATAGGCTCTTTCTTGTTGCCATCTTTGTCCATGTCTAAAAAATCTGGCTTAGATTTCTTTTCTTCTAACTCTTGAATTCTTTTTTCAATCACTTGTAAAAATAATCTATTTTTTTGATACACGTCATTGCTGTTGATTGCGTCAAATGATGAATGACCTTCCAATGCTTTTAATGCTAGGCCAATTTTGTCTTTGGCTGCCTGCAGTTGTTCTGTGGTGAATGAGTCTAGATTGATGCGTGAGCCAAACATCTGCGCCACCCTATTGTTGATGTCTTCTGACTTTACAGTTTGATTTAAATCTTTAAATTGCATACATTTATTGCTTTGTAATTTATTTAGTCAAATATATAGTGATCCAGTTCACTCCTTAAAGTAAGCACATCCTCCCAAGCAATATCATAGCGTATGCGGGCACTGGCTCTACGCTGTTCATCATCTGTGCATTGTATGGTGTATTTAAAATGCACAGCATCATTGTATTTTTGCATGATTTCATCATCCAATTGCAGTATGCGGTGTGTTTCATTCATGCAGCCTTCTGCGTGATTTTTGGCAATGGCCACTGCAGCAGTTTTGCTGAAAGTGCAGGCCACCTGAGAGCCATTCAAAATATCAAACACCAAATAACCCCTGCGACTTTCACGCACCACCATGTGTTTTATTCTGATACTGTTGCCTTTCTGAATGGGCAAACACACCTTGTGTGTTTCACTGTCAATCAATTGTAGCAATTGTTTAGCAACTTGGGTTTTGATCATTGCGCACCACCAACGTTTGATTGTTTCTTACAATTTTAGTTACAACACTTTTGCGTATCATACCTTCAATTATGAACTGTTCTCGTTCACTGAAACTCTCTATAGGAGTAGGTTGTGTCAATTGAGACAGCAGAGCGGATTCTTCGTTGCTGACGTACACTTCAAAATCTGATATTAATTCGTTGATCTTCATCTATTTCATACCTCTCTGTATGAGATTATTGATCACAGGATCTAAATCTTTTTTCTTAATGGTCACTGTGCTGTCTTTGCCTTTGTCAGGTTTGGGATCAGTGATTTGCACTTTGTCAGAACCTATGGGTTTGACCATCATATTTTTTTCTTTGTTGGGACCCACAGGAATAGGCAGGGTACTGCCGGAAGTTTTGATGAGATTGTTTTGTGCTGTGCGACCGGTTCTCATGGCCATTTGTTTGGCTTGTGGAGAACGTATGGTGCCTTTGGGCATGATATTTTTAGGCATGGGTTCACCCTGTTTGATGCCTGGCCCAATTTTTTTCAAAACTGTTTGCAGATAGTTGTCTGGTGCTATTTCTTTTATCTTCATTATTTTATAGGTTTTCGTTTGCTGGGTCTAAAGCCTCCTAATTTTTGTCTACCTGAACCCACATTCAATCTTCTCAATCTGGCTGAAAATGTGGCACGTTTGGTTCTGCTGGCTTTCACTCTAGCAGCCTTGCCCCTTCTGCCCATGGTTCTCTTGAAGGCCACACTTCTTTTAAGATCTCTGGGTCTAGCACAGGTGGCTGGGTTGGACACTATTCTACCTTTGCGTATGCCTGATGTGCATCTGTATCTGCGTGTCAATTTGCCCGCACTGCGTCCCCACACATTGACCACTGATTCTGATACAATTTCTGCTATTTTCATAGGTGCCCCTGTTATGCACTTATTTATGTATGGTGTGTGTTAACCTGGAAATTTGACCAACAGCACTATGATGGTGCTGACCAGTCCTGCCATTATGGTGCCTGTGGCACCTATGATCACTTTGATCATGTTCTGATTGCCGCTGGCAATCTCGTTGTGAATGCTTTCTACTTTTTCTTCAATCTTGGTGAGTCGATTATCCAGCTGTTCGTATCTGTGTTGACACAGATCCACATGTGCTTCTAAATTTTCTCTCTCTAATCTGCTCATCTTACTATCACTTCCATGTTTGTTTGTTATATTTTATCTTGGGAAGGGCCTAATTTACTGCCATTTTGAGCCTAATACAATTATTTATTATTGTACGATCGAAAATTATATTAAGTGTTTTTATAAAATACAATGTTTGTGTTGTCCTGATCTTTGGTAATAAACACATTGTTATTTATGTTGATACTTTCCTTCAACCCACCTATCATAGGCACCAAATTAAAGTCTTCCTGCAGCTGATCCACGGTGACTGCGTCAGTGCGTTCTGCCATGAACTCCACAAACCACACATGATGAGTGCCTTGATATCTCTTACCAAATCCCAAATCTGAAATGTTCTTGTGCAACTGCACGGGCCTACCCAAGGCGTTCACATTGCTTCTCAGCATGAGACACTGTTCAAACACATTGTAGTTGCTTTGCTGATCTATGGCACATCGATCATCACTCTTGTGACGATGCTGATCAGTTTTGGTTATGTCTATGAGTGTGTACACTTGGAACATGATGGATATTTAATGCTCATTAAAAAAGGGCGTCCAGTTTCCTGAACGCCCTTGACACATTCAAAATATTACTTGAATGTTAATTGATCAGCTACTTCTACTATTGTATCTGTGCCTACACCTGAGATAGTTTCGATGAGTGCGGCCAAAGAGGCAGCATTGTGTTGTGAATCGTCCACAACCAACGAAATCTTACCAAGCGCAGCAGATGGAGTAAAGTATGCTATAGCGTTTGTGTTTTTCACAATTAACTCTACTATTTGATCTGCTTCACCTGCAGCATCTCCATCTTCAACCTGTAAGTTCACTGCGGTGTTTGCACCATTGCTAGTTGATCTTACTGTTGCTTGATAGAAGCCGAGGTTGGCATTTTGAAACACAGTTCCTGTTACAAATTTATTCAGGAAACCGTTTACTTTTGTTACTGTTGCCATTGTTTTTCTCCTTTATCGTTAATGGCCAAATCCACGCTCAGTGGATTGGTTGTGAATATTTAGCGGTTTAGCACCAAAAATTCTCTAGATAGTTAATATTTTAATAGTTTGTGACAGGTTGGTAGGGTTCTTGATCCTTCATGTACACATCAACAAAAGTGGGCACATACTGTTTGATGTCCTGTAGATCCAGGAATCTTTTCAATCCTTTGCTGGTTTGTATGTCCTTGGTGAACTGCAATTTTACTGCAGGTTTGATTTTGTCTGAAGTGGCCAGCATTCTCAGTGCGTTGGCCTGTCTAGGATTTACCATGTGTTTGGCACCGTCATCTGTGATCACATGAGTGATGGGTTTGGGATTGTTTTTGCTGTCCAACACCTTGCCCAATTGATTGAACATGGTATCTTGACGAAATTCTTTGTCTAGTCCTGCGTCAGGATCATCTGCTGGATCCATTATGCGTACATTTTGTGGAATGAAATCTTTGGCTTTTACCATACTATCTATTTAGTAAAAAATTAGCCCTTGTGAAGCCTGCTCTGTTCACCAACTTGATAGCACCCTGTGCTGTCTGTATCACATAGCCCTCACCACCTGGTTGATCGCCTGTGGTGGCAGTGACATCTGCTGCTTGTGAATCCAATTGTCCTATCACATTGTTTTTGGCTGCCTGCAGAGCATTCCATATGTTCCACAGTGCTGTGAAACCTGCAGCATACTGTTTGATGTATTCCAATATCTTGGCTTGCTTGTTGCGTGACACAGCACTGTTGCTGAGCCATTTGGCAAAATCCTGCCCCACATTTTTCATGCCGGTGATCACCTTGCTGTTCACATAGGTGTACAGTATGTTGGAAAAATCTGTGACTTTCATAGCACTCAGTTTGTTTTGATCCAGCAGTGTGTCCACAGCCAATGCTTGAGTGTTGATTTGAGATTTGATAGTATCCAGCACAGTGGTATCCAGTTCCACTGCCTTGCTCACTGTGACAGGTGGCAAGATTAATAGGTCATTGCCTTTGACTTCTATCTTATTAGGCATTGCCTGTGTGGCACCCTGTTCGTTGAACAATCTGTGCACCACCACTCCCACTTGACTTCTGCCTATGCGTTTGCCCAAATCACTGTCCTTGGCCACACTGTAGGTGACCACGTTGGGTTTGAACACATATCTATCTTGAATCAACTGTGGTGTTTGAAAATATAAAACATCTGATTCATAGTAACCTTCCAAGTCTTCAGGCACAGCAGCCTGCAGCACAGGATATATGTTTTTCATCTTGGCTGCAAATTGTTTGTAGGAATCCAGTTTCTTTGGATCTTTGGCTCGAGCCATTATCATAGCTTCCAAATCTTCTGGACTGGTGCTTCTGCCATCATAGCCTTTGGCCACAAAACCTGATTTGTCAGTGAATATAAATTCTCCGTTGGGATCACGACCAAACACCACGCCCACTGCACCATCCCATTTGATAGTGATATTTTTCATATTCTTGTTGATGTTGTACAGTGCTTCTAAAGCCTGTTTGGCTCCTCTACTGCCTTCAAAGATCACAAAATCTTCCAAGTGCTGTATGCGTGCTTCTTCCAATATAATATTGACTCTGCCTCTGATCGGTTTGATCTCTACCAACTTCATTGAGATATCCTATTCATCATGTTGCGGAACCATAGGTTGGATCCTTCCACATAGTGTTCAGGCAGCTTCTTGCCAGCTTTGCCAAATGATTCCACTGCGTCAGCCACCAGTTGATCATAGTCTGATCTACTGCGTATCAATTTGTGTATGCTCTCCACACTGCTAAGATCATCTGCTGTGTGTCCTTGTCCCAACAACAATTGTGCTATGCGATCTGGATCCTTGGTCACAGGTTGATTGCTGGTGCGATTGATCAAACCATACAAATGACTCCATTTGTAGCCTAATGCTTTGCTGATGCTGGCCAACAATATGTGACGGTCCATGCCTTTGTATTCGCTGCCAGGTTGACCACCCTGCAGACTGAATTTTTGCCATTTGGGATCACCAAACATGAAATCTGTTTGCACATGACCCAATTTGGCATCACCTTTGATGGGAGTTTTAAAATGCACACTGATGCCACTCCTACGCACATATTCTTTGGCATCCAAGCCTTGACTGCTGGCCCACTGAGATAATTTGCTGGTCAAATCATCTTTGCTGATTTTTTCTTCATCCACTCCCAAATCTATATCACTGCTGACAGCAGCTTTGCCAGTACTGCCCAGTTGATTGTTTTTGAGATCCAAACCTGTGATAGTCTCCAACCACTTCACAGTGTCAGACACATCTGCTTGTACTATGTTTGTGGTGGCTGCTTGACCTTGCTTGTCTTTGAAAATATTACCGCCTTCATTCAGCATGATCATTGTCAGATTGATTTTGAATTTTTTTAATGCCAGTCTTGAATTTTTTACTGTCACCATTGCGTATGCTGTTGATGAATCTTCTCTCTAATTCTTCCGCAGTCTCTTTGTCATAATTTTCGTGAATCATCTGAAACAGATTGATAGCACTCTCTATGATGTTGCTGCCTTTGGCCTCCACCAGATGGTCAATGTTTTGACTCCTGTATAGATTGTTCAATTCCTGCAGTATGGATCTAGTTTGTTTTTTCATAGCAATAATCATATTTACCGTGAGAACCTGCACGGAAACACCATGTGTTTAATATTAACAGGGTATGATGTTCTTGTCAAATGTTTAAATTACACCAATTGCAAGAGTGCATATATACCAGTCACCAACAGGGCTTTTGTCTCCATGTCATCAGCTTCTGCGTCCAATTTGTCTGTGCGTACCAAATCCTGCAACAGTTCTTTGTATTCAGATTCGCTGATTTCACCATTGTCAAACGCTGTCTTGACGTCCAACGCTGTTTGAGCTCTGTGTGCTGCCCATGGACGTCCACAGTTCAGCAGTGTTTTTAATTGTTCTGTCATTTAAAATCTCCCCAGCACAGCACTGGCCGCTGCTGTGGATTGTTGAATTAGCACACGCTTTTTCAACTCACAGTAGGCGTCAGATCCTTGCTGCTGTTGACTGCGTGTGACAAAATCTGACACAGTCTCCTGCATGGGTTTGATGAGAGCCAACACATCCTGCTGACGCTGCCCTTTGCTTTCAGAATACAGTTGGAACCACTGCAGTTGACTTTGTAGCTGCACAACCTGTGGTAAATGTGCTGCCTTACAGTTGAGATTGATTGTGCTTTGACGCACATCCACAATCACCCTGCTCTGATTGTCGTCCCAAAAACTGGGTATCAAGCTCACACAGCCTGACATTAACAACGCACTTATTATTACAGCTATTTTTTTCATATTATGTGCGTATTTATTGTGGGCTTGTTATTTTGGCGAACAAAAATGTGCGGTTGCAGCATAAAAGTGGTTGACTTTGATAAATATCATTGCTATATTACTGATATGCTGTATCAAGTGGATATAGCACTAGACACACAAACACACAAACAAGGAGAACAAAATGTCTACATCAAGAAACGGCTACGAAATACGTGCCGATCTATTAGGACTTGCGAAACAAATCGCCGAGTTCAATTATCAAATCAAACTGAATCAGTACGAGATGACGTCAAAGAAAGAAGGCGATCAATTAGTGACTGAGTTCAAGTACCCAACCGTTCAAGCAGAAGATGTGATCGATATGGCAAAAAAATTCAATGAATTTGTAACCAACGGTCAATCATATGCAGAAAACACACAGACGTTGATGGAAAGTATGAAAAAGTTCAATGAAAAAGTGAACGAATCATTCAAGCCAGAAACAATTCTTAACAATGTGAAAGAATTTCAGTCCAACGTGGACAAATTCACCAAAGCATTTGTTAATGGTGTGGTAACCAAGTAATCAATCACTGTGAGTGGTGGGGGCTAAATACCCCACTACTACCATGACATCAATAATGTGGCCATACAACGAATACGAAAATGACATGCTGAGCACACAAAGTAAGCCCACACGCGAAGGTAAAACCCCTTTGTATGTGGCCATGGTCGGCATAGTAATCAGCTCCATGCTGATTCTGGGTATATTAGTTTCAATTAAATCTTTTTTTTAACTATGATTGCTGATGGCACAATTGTGGTTATATTTTTAGCTATACTATTTCTAAAATCCAACGTGAAAACACATGACTGAAGAAAATAAATCAAACACAGAATATCAACCTGTGCATACCAATAAGACTGGTGGCTCACCTTTCACAGGTGTGCTGGGTTGGATTGACAACAGATTGCCTGTGATCAGAATGTTCAAACACGAATACTTGGATTTTCAAGTGCCAAAAACACTGAGCTATTTTTGGAGTTTTGGTGGCATACTGATGCTGTGTCTCATACTGTTGATAGTGACAGGCATAGCACTTGGCATGCATTACAAACCAGATGCAAGGTATGCATTTGATTCTGTGGAAAAAATTATGCGTGACGTCAACTATGGTTGGCTGATCAGATACGCTCACATGAACCTCGCCAGTTTCTTCTTCATTGCAGTGTACCTGCACATCTTTAGAGGACTGTACTATGGATCATACAAAGAACCACGTCAATTGATGTGGATATTTGGCATCATAATATTCTTCATGATGATGGCCACTGCTTTCCTAGGCTACACACTGCCATGGGGGCAGATGAGCTATTGGGGAGCCACAGTGATCACCAATCTGTTCTCTGCCATACCATTGGTGGGTGAACATATTGTGACTTGGCTGTGGGGTGACTATTCAGTGGGTGATGACACCTTGAATAGGTTTTATGTGCTGCACTGGCTGATTGCTTTCGGCATAGTGGGTGTGGTGGTGTTTCACGTGATTGCTCTACACATTGTGGGCTCCAACAATCCATCCGGCATAGAACCTGTGGACACCAGAGACACAGTGAGCTTTTCACCTTTCACAACCAGCAAGGATTTGGTGGCAATACTGGTGTTTCTTTTAATTTTTGTGGTGGTGATGATGTATGCACCAAACTATTTGGGTCACCCTGACAACTATATTCCAGCAGATCCACTGGTTACTCCAGCACACATTGTGCCAGAGTGGTACTTCCTACCATTCTATGCCATACTGCGAGCCATTCCAGACAAACTATTAGGCGTGATAGCAATGGTCTCTAGCATAGGCATACTGGCCCTGCTGCCTTGGTTGGACATGAGCAAAGTGAGATCCTGTGTGTTTAGACCCATTTGGAAACAATTTGTGTTTTTATTTGTGCTGGACTTCTTTGTGCTGATGTATGTGGGTGCTATGCCAGCAGAAGGCATATATCTGTTGATCAGCAGAGTGGGCACAGCATACTGGTTTGCATTCTTTTTGATTATTGCTCCATTGGTGGCTTTGACAGAAAAGCCATTGCCCATGCCCGGCAGCATTCACGAGTATGAGCAGTGGAAAAAAGAAGGCAAGATTAAAAGCATCAACATATTCGGTTCCAAGTAATTTACAATTAGTGTAGTTTGTTATTTTTAGCTATCTTCTTAGATACGGGATCTGCTTTGGGCATGTAGGCCAGTCTAGCTTCAAAATAGTCTTTCACAATTTCGTGCTTTAGTATGGTGGCTTGATTTTCTGGACTGGGAGGCAGTAGTTTTAGTGCAGTGATAGATTCCTCCAAAGCATCTATTTCTTCCTGAAATATCTGTTCAAGACTGACTGTCTCGTACATGATTGGATCTTCATCCATGCTTACAAACGTTCTCCGTTCACTAGATGCAACTGTGTGACTTGATCATATCCAAATTTTCCAAATGCAAATAGATTGAATGCAACACAGTATCGATCTTGATTGCTTTGGCTGGGCATCACCCCATGATCCAAAGTGCTGGGAAATAAAATCAATAGATTGTCTTTAGGTTTGATCATCCAACTGTCTGTGTTGAAACAATTGTGGTTGCGATTGTTAAAAGGCACTGCCACAGTGGGAGTAAAAACATTGTGATGATTTTTATCTTTTTGAAACACTATATCACCACTGTGTTCATCTGTTTGCACATAATACACTCCACTCAGCATGGCATTGTCATGCACATGTGCTCCTGACTCATCTCCTTTTACATGCTTCACAGCCCAGCTGTTGGTCATTTGAAATTCCATCTGATCTGACACATCTAACACTTCTTTTAAAAACACTGAGCAGGCTTTCATTATGTCTATTCGCAGAGTGCGCAGTTCGGGTTGATCCAAATAGTATTTGTTGGCAGTGCCATAACCATTACCTGCAGGAAATCTTGTGTATTCAGATTGTAGGATAAATTTTTTAGTGCTGTCTTGCAGTGGCGGCAATTGCATGGTGAACAATGGAATCGCAAACAAAGGCGTGACTTGATAGTTCATTACAACTATTTACGACTGATTCTGCGTGATGCTTTTTGTTTTGATCTAAAATGTGGGATACCAAACACAGCGTCCACACCCAAAGGCCAATGATACAGAGTCAATCTAGCGATGCTGTTTTTTAGTTTTTTTAACATATTATTGGTAATATTTTTATTGTTTTTTATACATTATGCCTGTGTAATCTAGTTTTGTAAAATATTTATTTACAAATTCTAAACCAAAGAATTCATCAACCGCTTTTTTACACCCAGACCAGTGTCCATAATCATCAATTATTAGATAACCCCCAACAGTTAGTTTTTCATATAGTATTTCTAATTCAATTTTAGTTGACTCATACCAATCCGTGTCCAATCTCAATATAGCAATTTTTTCAGGTATGTTGTCTTCTTTTAAAGTTTTGCAAACATCTCCAACAACAAACAACACTCTATCATCTAGTATGTCATGCTTTTTGAACTCTTCAGTCACTTCATCAAGGTGTGCTATACACGCATTTTTATTCTGCCAAGTCCTGTGTGCATTTTTAGGATCGTTGACTCCGGGGGCAGTCATACCTTCAAAAGTATCAAAAGCAAAAAATTTTTTTGTTGTTTCGTTAATGCTATCAAAAAATTTTTTTGCAATTATAACATTGCCTCCCTTGTAAATCCCACATTCAACAAAATCACCAGGAACTTTATTCTCATACACAGAAATCAGCGCTTGATGTAATCCTGCAATTCTTTCTTGAGAAGTCATAGTTTTTACCTCTGTTTTATTGAGTAGAATCATAAAATTATTTGGTAATAACCATTTGTTTTATATTTTCAAGTACTTATCGAAGCCTGCCACCATACCTTTCACTAATCGTTCTATCATGTCTGCCGAATGATTTGGTGTGGGGGCTATTCTCAATCTTTCTGTGCCTTCAGGCACTGTGGGATAGTTTATGGGCTGTATGTATGAATCATATTCATACAATAAAAAATCACTAATCATTTTACATTTGACTGGGTCACGCACCATCACTGGCACAATGTGAGTGGGATTGAACATCACATCTAGTCCTGCGCCAGCCAAAGCAGTCTTTACCATGCGCACCACTGTTTGATGTTTTTCTCTCAACACGACTCCAGTTTCATCTCTCAAATAACGTATGGCTGCTGTGGCACCTGCACAAATCACTGGCGGAAGACTGGTGGTAAAAATAAATCCTGAGCTGATGGAACGTATGGCATCAATAAATTCAGAAGGTGCTGCAATGTAGCCACCCTGGGCTCCAAAAGCCTTACCCAGTGTGCCATTGATAATGTCCACTCTGTCATGCAGTCCCATCTGCCCCACTATGCCTTCTCCCTGCTGACCATACAAACCAACCGCATGTACTTCGTCGATGTATGTGATTGCTTTGTAACGATCAGCAAGATCGCATATTTCTTTCACTTTGCTCACACTGCCGTCCATGCTATACACAGATTCAAAAACAATACAGGCTGTGCCTTTGACAGTTTTCAGTTTGGCTTCTAGGTCATTCATGTCATTGTGTCGAAAAATGTGTTTTATCGCCCTACTATTCCTCATACCTTGAATGAGGCTGGCGTGATTTTTTTCATCACTCACAAATTCAACATCATTAATGATTTTTTGTAGACTGACCAGAGTCCACTCGTTAGCGACATAAGCGGACGTGTACAACAACGCGGCACTTTTGCGATGTAGCGCAGCCAATTCTTTTTCTAATGCAATGTGGTGTTGAGTAGTACCGGAAATATTCCTGGTTCCCCCAGAGCCTGCACCCACATGGTCCAACACAGTACGCATGGCATCCAACACAATTTTGTGCTGGCCCATGCCAAGATAGTCATTGGAACACCAATTGATAACTTTTTTGACATTGTATTTGCTGTGCCAGAGAGCATTTGGATAGCTACCACGCTCTCTATTAATGTCATTGAACACACGATAATTGCCCTTAGTTTTAAGGTTTTCCGTGATGCGTGTGAATTTGTCAATTGGCAGCATGATAGTATTTATAGGGTGGTTTAATTAAAGAATCTATCTATGGTTTGTTGGCTGACTTGATCCACAGATCTCTGCCACTGCTGTGCCCACTTGGTGTTCAATATGAGATCTCTGCTGGGATTATCCAATATCATCCAAAATTTTCTTTTAATTTCGTTTTCTAATTGATCCGGAGTCCATAGACTAATGCCACAGATCATCCTCCACAAACTAGGTCTATTGCCTAGATAAAATTTGTCCATCATCTGATGGTCGCTGGTCATGGAGAATCCATTGCCCAGTCTCATGGTGTTGTTGCTCTTCCATTCTTCAGTGTGCAGCACCATCACATGATCGTGATTTACAGGTCCTCCCATAAACAATTTGTCTCTGCGAAAGTCTGTGGTCTTGAATCCTTTGATTCTAAACACTTCATGCACTGTGGTAATATTGGGCTTGTTGAGAATCACTCCAGCCACGTGCTGTAGACTTTCTTCATATATGAGTATCACTGACTTATCAAAAGTGGCATCAGTGCCCATGATGGGCGTGCTGACCAACACTTTATTTAAAAATCTTATCATCGGCTGTACAAAGGCAGTGGTCCACCGTAAGGGCGTCCACGAATGCGTTTGCCTCCCACTCTCACACGTTTGTTGCCTATTTTGAAACTCTTGTTGCCTTCACGTGGTCTAAGACCTTGACTTTTGCATGAGGCCAATTGACTGGCACCCAATGCACTGCTGGGCTTGGCACTTTTGCACAGCTCCTTGGAGGCTTTGACTTCCTGAGTGACGTCTGACACAATTTCTTGTACCTTCATGAAAATATTTAGCTATCTGTATGAGTCCGCCGAGCTAGAGCGTGAATCCGGCAGCAGTCTAAATGTGAGTACTTTACGACTGCCACGAGTGGTGCCAATACTGATGTCTCCACTGCTGTGCTGTTCGATTTTGGTAATGGTGGCCACGTGTTGTCCCAATTGTATCTGTTGTCCTATTGATAGGTCTATACTGATTTTTCTTAGATTCATAGTGCCCTCCGAATGGATGCTAATTGATAAAGTATTTACAAAAAATAATAAATAAGCACAAGGAGTTCACAAATGGCAGCAAATGGTATTTCAACACTAGCCACCAAAAGAGCTAGACAAGATGCAAAATTAGCACTTGCTGGAAATGACAGAGCAGCAGTAAATGCGGTCACACCAGGACGTTATGCAGATACCAGTGCTGATGCCACACAACTGCCTACCCGATATGCTGTGGGCGATAATAACACAGCCAATAAGGTAGACAACGCCAATGCAGGTGGACTACTGCCGGGCAGACCTTTTGCTTAAACCATACACATTGTATTTCTAGCAGCAATTAGAAACTATCGGAAAAAATTATAAAGTTAATTCTTGAAATCCAGACTCGCGATCCAGATACTTGTAATCAATTTTTACTACTTTGAATTGCTCAATGGCATCCAGCACTGTTTTGGGATCAAAACTACCACAGGTGTACACATCCAACTGTATCAGTCCTGGAGAACATTCGTCCCAACAGTGCATAACAATGTGTGAAGTTTCTATGATAGCTGCCACAGTAAGTCCTCTGTTGCCCGGCACATCCAAGTACTTGGCAATTGGACCTATTAGTATTTTCATGTTGATGTCTTTAACTAGATTTTTCAGCCACAGGGTGGCCTGGTCTTCGTCTTTAGGTGGGTCTTCAACTTCTGCCCGAATCAATATGTGTTTGTGTTGAAGTAAAGTTGTCATGAATTTATTTATAATCTGATGGAAAAAAGTAAGCCTTTAATGTGGCTTGTATTTGTGGATAAAAAAAATTTAAAAAGTAAAAACTTTTTGTAATTTTCATTCTTTTGTAGTAATGTACTACAGATATCCGCTCATGTCAACAATTATTTCTGCTTGACTTGTGAAAAAATTTATTGTATTATGTGTCATATGAGTCGATTGATAAAGATTTTTTTGCTACTTGTGATTGTGTTCAATCTGAACGCCTGCAGTAGCACCTACTCAGAGTGGTTGTTCGGCAATGAAAAGCAGTCTATGGAACACAGTTCTTGGATTTTCATACCCAACGAACCTTTCGCAGCACAGAGAAGATTTCACGAGGGCTGGGCAAAATAATAAAAGCCAGCAAATTCAAACACTTAACAGCATTTGCACACTGCTGCCTTGACTTTGGTAGTAAAATGCTGTATATTAAGTGTATAAAACAACTATAGAGGCACACATGAACACACTGATAGACACCATGCCAGAACATGTAAAAGACAGAATTGCCAATCTCACTAGACAAAAAATAGACTTGGAAGACAGATTGGAATACACTCAAGGATTCACAGCAAGATCAATTTTAGAGAATGAACTGATGGAAGTTATCCACAGCATCATGCTGCTCACTCAACCCTACAACAGCAAGAAGTAATCATGGAACTGCAACATTTGTATGATGAATATGTAGATAGCTACTGCGAGGGCAACTTCGTGGAGGGCTACTGCGGCTGGGATGGCGGCGAGGGGTTGATGTCACCAGAAACATTCAAGAAAGAATTCACCAAAGATGCTCTGAGCAAAGGATTCGACGCAGAAGAAGTTTCGGGCATGGCTGATGAGCTGGCGGACTGGTGCGAGTGCCACCTGTCACATTTGGAGAGCAAATTTAGATAATGATTTTAGAATTTGCTTTGTATGTGTTGGGTTTGGTGGCAGTGAGTTTCTATGTGGGATATGTTGCTGGCAAAGAACGCACACTGAAGAACTTGATATCAGATTTGATTGACACAGGCATCTTTGGCAGTCCTGACAAACCCAATTTACAAAATATTGAAATTGTTTTAAAAAAAAGACCACAAAATGAACACACTGATAAGAACATATAGACCACACTGTGATAGACTGATAGCAAATGCTCGCAGAGCATATCAAACTGCACACAATGAACAATTTAAAAAATATTGGTTAGATGTGTTGCATTACCTACAGAAGACCTACGGGAGATTAAATTGACATCCTACAATAGAGAAAAAGAATTGATGCAACAGATTGCCAACTCCACTGCCCAACTGGAGAATTTAGATTTTCAAAACAAAGACTATCAACAAATTGTGCAGGAGTTAAGCCAACGCATTAGGCAACTGGAGTCAGATCTTTATGATTGTAGAATGATCAATCAACAACTGCAGACCAAACTGGAAAGATTGACAGAAGTATGATGGATGAACTTTCTAAAGAAGCTCAACTGCAGGACATATACAATAAATTTTTTGATTTGTTGGCTCAAATAATCACAGAGGAAAACTGTCAGATGATTTCAGGCACACTGATGGCTTTGGCACTAAGGTTGTACAAAACCACTTTGACCAATGAAGACTTTGAAAAAATGATTGAATCCATTCAACAATCTTCCAAGTCAGTAAAAAGTTTTGCAGACGCACTGTCAATACCTCCACGCAAGATACACTGATGGACTGGTTTGTAAATGTGCTTGTGAGTGTGTTGTTTTTGATATTTTATATGTGGATGGCCATAGATTTTTTAGATTTACGCAGGAATCCAAACAATAGATTGGTGATTGCAGAACAACGATTCAAAAATGTGTGCAGTCAGTTGTTGGATCATAGACGGTTGACATGGAATAATAAAACTTTGTTGGTTAAACTGTTAATTGCCATTGACAAAATGATAATTTTCGTGTTAAATTATGACTATGTGCTGGGATTCAAACAGTTGTTGTCTTGGTGCAAAAACACATACATATATTATAGAAACAGATATCAATGAAAGAGACACTATTAAGAGATAATTGGGCAGTATGGCTGGTGCTGATAGTGTGTGTGGCATTGTTGGTGTATGAAACATATAAAATTTACAAAAAGATCAAATGAACATATTAGGCATATTGAGTTTTGTGGTGGGAATAATTTTAATGGCCGCAGCATTATGGACAGCACCCATGTTTGGTTGGCTTACTAATATGCCGCAGTGGGATTGGGCATTCGGTTTGGTTTTATCTGTGACACTGTTGTTGCTGAGTGCAGTGATATTTTTTGTGGATTTTACAGAATATGAAGAAAAAGATGTACAAGAAAAAAAATAAAACACAACCTATTCCTATCAAAGACTTTGAGTCCATTGCCATGTGCATACGCAGTGATCAAGTGCCAGCTTCTGAAGTGTATGAAATGTGGGAAAATGATCCTGTGTTTTACAAATGGTACAAACAAAGATATTTGACAAAAAAGAAATGAACAATCAACACACTAATTACTCGGACAGAATTTTAGATTGGGCATTTAACTGTTTTGAGTCTGGCACCAACAAAATTAAAACTTATGTGGACTCACAAATATTCACTCACGTGCTATTGGCCTTCAGTCTATGGTTTGTGATTATTTGGCTAAAAAACAGTCACCCAATATTTTATCTGTGCTGGATATTGTGGTTTTGGTATGTGATAATTGTAGGCACAGGCATATTTAGAAAATTTTATGAAAACTAATTTTAATTTACTGGCAGTGACCAGTTTTGTATTCAGCATTGTTGGATTGGTGATGGCATTTGTCATGCCTTTCTTCATGCAGATCATTGCTTTGGTGCTGGGACATGTGTATCTCAAACTGCAAGGCAAGATAAAAAATTATCAAATAGGCAATGTGTTTCACAGCATGGCCATAATCAGTTTGGTAGTTAGCTACATTGTGATAGCCATAAATATAATTTTCCTACTGGCTATGGGAGCCAGTGCATACATATTTTTAAAAAATTTATTAGGTCCAACAAATCTAATAATATAACAAAGGAGAACAAATGAAAACAAGCATAAGACAATCAGCGATTGGAAATACCTCCATTGATTTAGGATTACGATCACATTTCAATGATATATTTTCCATGATGACTACTGCCATGTTGATATCTGCTGTGTTTGCATATATTGGTATGAAGATGCCAATATTGTACGCAGGCGGAGCACTGACTTGGATAGTGGTATTGTCACCGTTGGCTTTCATACTGGCACTGAGTTTTGCTCATCAGCATTTCAGCAACACAGGTTTGGTTGTGATGTTGTCAGCTTTTTCGGCAGCTCAAGGATTGAGTTTGGGCGCAATATTATTTGTGTTCACAGCTCACAGCATTGTGAGTGCATTTTTAATCAGCACCATACTGTTTGCCACTTTTGCTCTGTTTGGCTATACCACTCGAAGAGATCTGTCCAGTATGGGCACTTTTCTCCTAGTGGGTTTGATTGGCATAATAATTGCCAGCATTGCAAATATCTGGTTGGGCATGGGCATCATCAGTTTCGTGGTGAATGTGTTGGCCGTGTTGATATTCACAGGGTTGACTGCCTATGACATGCAGAGATTGAAAGACCTATACTATCAAGAAGGTGATTCGTTCAAAACAAGACTGTTTGGAGCATTGTCACTGTATCTAAACTTTCTCAACATTTTTGTGTCTATTTTGCAACTTTTTGGCAAACGAGACTAAAAAAAATCTTTATTTTAGCGGAGTTTTATAGATTGACTTGTCAGTCAAACTCCGCTACAATACACACATAAGAAAAGGCAAAATATGATAAAAGGTATAATTATAGGCGCACTAGCAACCTACATATACTTGGTACATCCAGAAAGCATCCATGATGCGATTGTATGGGCAAAGAATACCACGGTGTATGTGTTGGACTGGTTATCTACCACAATTAAAAAGTCTTAATACAGTAGATCTCACAGTCACTAACATAACTACAAGTGAACCATGAGATCCTACGATTCAACAGAACCTGAAAACAAGCCAGCCAAGCAGGCGGAACTTGAGCGTCTCATGAAAGAATTTCTAGCCAAGGGCGGCAAAGTAGAATGCATTCCTTATGGGGTCACCAGTGTGCCTTTCGGATCTGCCAACCCACACGCATTCTATAATCCACCTTCAGTCACATCACCACTCGCATACAAACGCAGACTCAACAAAGCAAAGAAAAAATAATAAGATAAATATTGATATGCCACGCACATATCAATATGAAACAAAACTGTTCTGTGTGTTTTTTAAAACAGCACAGGAACCCATTGATGTGTATGCCATGGACACTCAAGACATGATGCTGACTCTCAAAGAAAACATATTAGATTTACAATGGCATGATATATCCCATATAGAAGAGCACAGTTGCCCCACAGACAAAGATGTCATACATTAAGTTACGCAAAGGTCGTCGGTTTGATGCAGGCAACATGGGTGGCAACCTTACTGCTATTTTTGAAAAGTACAAAAAAGTGTTTGTGTATCACACACTGGCAGATCAAGCTGATTCACCTCCCTGGCGTGATCTAACCAAAGTGGGCTGTAGATTCATCACTTGGTTCACTCTTAGAGATAGACTGGCAGAAGCCTACATCTATCCCAATAAAAAAATCAAACTGATGGTGCACATGCTGGTGGGAGATAAACAAATAATTTGGCGCGACCACTACATGGAACTTAAGAAAAAACTAATGAAGAACAAAAAATTATCTAAAACAATGTTGACGCATCAACTGGCAGGCAAATTGGGTGACATCAAAGGTCCTCTTGATATTTGGTAAAAAAATCGGTTGTATTTGTATTGAATTAAAGCTATACTAAATACACTTAGACACACACATAAGATTAGATATCAAATCAACAACAAAGGAGTAAACCAATGAAAAACATTATAGTGTTTTTAATGGCTATATTATTTTCTGTTTCTGTGTCAATCGCACAAGAAAAGAAAGATGCACCAAAACCAGCTGACAAACCAGCTGCAGTAAAAGAGTGCAAGGACAAAGATGGTAAAGTAATCAAGTGTCCAGAAGCGCCTAAGAAAGACGAAAAGAAGCCAGCTGAACCTGCTAAGAAGTAAGCTCGCGTGTGATTTGGGGCATAATGCCCCAAACACAAATAATTCTGCCAAAACCCATTGACATTTACATAACACTGCTTATATAATCTATACACACTTGGCTTTATGAGCTTGTGTGTAAAACTTGCTTACAAAGGAGAACAAATGAAAAACGCAGACACTTTAATCAAAGGGCCAGTAATTGGCATAGACTTGGGCACCACAAACTCATGTGTGGCCATAATGGACGGCAAAGAGCCAAAAATTTTAGAAAATCAAGAAGGTTACAGAACCACACCATCAGTGGTGGCAATCACAGATTCAGAAACATTGGTTGGACATTCAGCCAAACGTCAAGCAGTCACCAACAGTGAAAACACTTTTTTTGCTGTGAAAAGATTGATCGGAAGAACATTCCAAGATCCATCATTACAGAAAGACATTTCCAAATTACCATACAAAGTTGTGAGATCAGACAATGGAGATGCTTGGGTAGAAAGTAAAAACAAAAAATACTCTCCACCACAGATCAGCTCTTATGTGTTGACCAAGATGAAAGAAACTGCAGAAAAATATTTAGGTAGAACTGTATCACAGGCAGTGATTACAGTGCCAGCATACTTCAACGATGCACAAAGACAAGCCACCAAAGACGCAGGCAAAATTGCAGGATTGGAAGTTTTGAGGATCATCAATGAACCCACAGCAGCCGCACTGGCATATGGAATGGATAAGAAACAAGCAAAAACCATTGCAGTGTATGACTTGGGTGGAGGCACATTTGATATTTCTGTATTAGAGTTGGGTGATGGCATATTTGAAGTTAAGAGCACCAACGGCAATACAACACTGGGTGGTGAAGACTTTGACTCAGTGATACAGGATTATATCACAGATGAATTCAAAAAAGAATCAGGCATAAATCTTAGAGGTGATAGATTAGCCACACAAAGAATAAGAGAAGCAGCTGAAAAAGCCAAAATTGAGCTGTCATCCAGCACACAGACTGAAATCAATCTGCCATTTATCAGTGCTGACAAGACTGGTCCTAAGCACGTGAACATGAAGATCACTCGTGCCAAATTAGAAAGTTTAGTGGATCATCTCATACAGAAAACCATAGAACCTTGCCGCACAGCATTGAAGGACGCAGGAGTTAATGCTGCTGACATTCAAGAAGTGCTGTTGGTGGGTGGTATGACCAGAATGCCCAAAGTTGTTGAAGTGGTAAAGAACTTCTTTGGCAAAGATCCCAATCAAGGAGTTAATCCTGACGAAGTAGTGGCATTGGGTGCTGCTGTACAGGCAGGAGTTTTGCAAGGTGATGTGAAGGATGTGTTGTTATTAGATGTCACTCCACTGTCGCTTGGTATTGAAACATTAGGTGGCGTGTTCACCAGATTGATTGAAAAGAACACCACCATACCCACAAAGAAAAGTCAGGTATTCAGCACAGCAGAAAACAATCAGCCAGCTGTGAGCATAAGAGTATTCCAAGGTGAGAGACAGATGGCCGCAGACAATAAACTGCTGGGCAACTTTGAACTCACCGGCATAGCACCAGCCCCAAGAGGCATGCCACAGATTGAAGTCACATTTGACATCGACGCCAATGGCATAGTGCATGTGAGTGCTAAAGACAAGGGCACGGGCAAGGAACAGAAGATACAGATACAGGCCAATTCTGGTTTGAGTGATGCTGATATTGATAGAATGATCAAAGAGGCAGAAGCCAACAAGGAAGCGGATCAAAAGAAACGCGATGAAGTAGATGCCAAAAATCACGCAGATGCACTGATGGCCAGTGTGGAACAGAGTCTCAAAGAACACAAAGACAAAGTGTCTGATGCAGACAAAGATGCCATCAACAAAGCAATGGAAGAATTGAAGGCAGTTATGAAATCTGGCAGCACAGAAGAAATCAAAAGTAAGACAGAAGCACTCACACAGGCATCATTCAAAATGGGTGAAGCTGTGTACAAGAGTCAACAGCAGGAGCAAGCACAGGCACAGGACCAAGCTCAATCTCAACCCAAAGAGGACAAAGTGGTGGATGCCGAATTTGAAGAAGTCAAAAAAGACAAGTAGTATTGACTTTTTGAATATTTGCTGCTATAATGTGTCATGCGAAGAACAATTTTGATTCTAAGTGTGTTGCTGTTCACAGCATGTGCCAGCACACCCACTCAAACTGAAAAGACACCAAACAGTTCACCCATGGGTGATCTTGGCAAAGCACTTGGCTGCGTGTTTGGCGTCTGCAAATAATACTTAGATTCAACTTGGCCAATTGGCCAAAATAATCACAATAATTACAACAAAGCAACCAACACAGTCACATGCAAGAAGCCAAAACTATCGCCCGCGAATGGTTCGAACAATTGCAATTGCATTTGTGCGATGACTTTGAAAGCTACGAAAAATCAGCAAGATTCGAAGAAAAGTCTTGGCGCCGCAGCTATGTGGAGGAAGATGGTGGTGGTGTGATGCGTGTGATGCGATTGGGAGACACATTTGAAAAAGTGGGTGTGAATGTGAGCACTGTGAGTGGCGTGATGTCAGAACAGCACAGATATCATCTACCAGGCGGTGAACAGGACGGCAAGTATTGGGCCACTGGCATCAGTGTGGTAATCCATCCAATGAATCCTTATGTGCCTGCCATGCACTTCAACACAAGGCACATTCAAACCACTCACAAGAGTTGGTTGGCAGGTGGCATGGACATGACTCCAAGTCATCCCATGATTGAAGTCACAGGTAGATGGCATGACAAAATCAGAAGCAAATGCACAGAATACATGAGCTTTGAACAATATAGCAAAATTAAAAAGGATTGTGATGAATATTTCTATCTGTCACACAGACAGGAACCCAGAGGCATAGGTGGCATATTTTATGATCATGACTACTGTGCAGACATGCAAGAATTTCAAAATAAATTCAAATTCACAAAGGCTATGGGTGAATTGTTTCTCAAACTGTCATGCAGGACCATCAATGACACTAGAAACCATGAATACACCGAAGAGGATAGACAGATACAAGCTCGTAAGAGATCTAGATATGCTGAATTCAATCTGTTGCATGATAGAGGCACCAAATTTGGTCTGCACACCAATGGCAACATAGAAGCCATTCTTATGAGCATGCCACCCACAGCGGAGTGGTAAATGACCACACTGCATGAAGTTTTAATTCACAAACGCAAGGACATCAAACCTATTTGGTTCATGCGTCAAGCTGGTAGATACCTGCCTGAGTATAGAGTGTTGAACAATCTCAACTTCATGGACAAAGTAACCAACAGCAATCTTGTGACAGAAATCACTCTGCAGCCGGTGCAGAGATATGATTTGGATGCTGCTATTATATTTTCAGACATACTGTTGATTCCTTGGGCCATGGGTCAGGATCTAGAGTTCTCCAGTCAAGGACCACAACTGGGTGAATTCAAAGAAAAGATATTTTTTGACACTCCTGACAGTCAATTCACCAAAAAATTATTGTGTGTGTATGATGGCATCGTAAAAACTAGACGTAGACTGTCCACAGAAAAATCTTTGATAGGATTTGTGGCAGCACCCTACACACTGATGCATTACATGTTTGATCCGCACACATTGGATCTACAATTGAAACACATGGACGCTGTGAGGCATCGACTCACACATCAAATCATACAGCATGTGGTAGCACAGATACAGGCTGGAGCAGATGTGATACAGATATTTGACAGTCATGCAGGAGAATTGTTGGATCAGGAAGTGGAAGATTGGTGCATAAAACCACACACTCAAATTATTGATCATATCAAAGAAAAATTTCCACATGTGCCTGTGATCAGTTTTGCTAAAGGTCTAAAACCTGCACAATTGGTCAAATTTGCTCAACAAGTGCAACCACATGGACTCAGCATAGACTACACCCAGGACCCTGCCTACATCAGCACCATGTTGCCCAATCAACCCATACAGGGTGGCTTGGATCCAAAAATATTATTGGGCAATGAAAAACACATGTTGGAGAGTGCCAAAAAATATATCACTGCTTTCAAGGATCATCCCTATGTGTTCAATCTAGGACATGGCATATTGAAACAAACCAAACCCATCACTGTTCAAAAATTAATCGCAGCAGTGCGTGAATGGAGTAAGTAATTGCATGCCACTGGAACCTATCACTGGAGAAAATGTAATTCCATTGTTTGCTGTGCCTGTGTGTCAAACACGCATTGAACCGCAAAGCAGTGTGATTGTGGATTACTTGTTGAACAAACTTGAATACAAGAGACTGATCTACAGTAATGCTAAAAATTCTGCTGGTCTATTTGTGCTGGATGATCCTATCTGCAGACCACTCAAAGATGCATTGACCAATCGATTGAAAGATTTTTTACATGGATTTTTAGATGTGGATGTCAAACATGAATTTAGAATAAACACCAGTTGGATGAATCAATACTTGGACACTGATTATTCTGGAGAACACTATCATTCAAACAGTCTCATATCAGGTGTGTTGTATCTCAGTGATGTGGAGGACACAGGTGACATTGTGTTTCACAAAGACAAACATTGGACCAATGTGTTTCCTGATGTGGTGCGTATTGACTATAATTTTAATCCAGACAAGTTCAATGTTTTCAATGCACAGGGTTGGAGTCTGAGACCTAAGAAATGGGACGTGGTTTTCTTTCCTTCATGGCTCACACATTCTGTGCAAACCAACAAAAGCAATCCTAAAAAAGAAAGATACAGTCTCGCATTCAACACTTGGGTAAGCGGCAAAGTGGGTGACAGCACCAGTACACTAGTGTTATAAGTCTTTGAAACATAAGACTTTTTTTTATAGTTGACATTTCAACAAATTTCCTATATTATAATAATAAGTGGCGAGTTAAAGCTACCGTGTTAATAAACAAAAACATACTTGGAGAACATAAATGAAAGCCGCAACCAAAGAACTGA